TCCTCTAACAACGTCTGTAAAACCACCAGTGCCTCCTACACGAGATGGACTTGTGTTTGCAAATCCTGCGTCTGACCCTCCGCCTTGATAACCACCAGTATTTACAGATTTATCATTTGATGCTCCCATATCAGCTCCACCACCATATCTAAACATTTGTCTAGCTTGTTGTAATCTTGTAATAGACATTATCTTCTTCCTCCAGCATGTATATCTAACCTAAAAGTCCCTAACTTCCAACTAGTATCTACTGCAGTATTAGATATCGTAAGAGCAATAGACCTAGCTCTTGCACGTGTGTCTACTTTTGTTGTAGCAGATGTAATTGTAAAAGGCCCTAATGATGAACTTGCTGATGCATTATTAGGATAATTTCTTAAATCTAATTGTATAATTGTATTACCTTGTTGTGTAATAAAATCAGGTACAATTCTGCTGACTCTCATAATATTTTCACCGTCTCCTCTAAGGTCAGCTAAATTAGTAGCAGCTCCTCTAATAACTTTTTGTGTTATATCATAATCTCCAGAAGTAATATTAGCTGGTATTGCAGTTGTAACTGCTCCTGATTCTACTTGATTAACTCCTGTTTCGTGTTCAAAATATATTGTAGTTCCATCAGTGTTACCTTCTACATCAAAAGAGTTATCATCACCTGCATCGTATTTAGTTCCATGTGGTAAACCAAATACCGCTGAGTCTTCCCATGTACTTCTTATAAAAAGAGTACTATCATTTGTAAACCATATTGGTCGTTTAGCTGTTGAATCTAAATAACTATAAGTAACAGCTCTGTTATTAACATTAGATGTAGACGTTGGATAAAACCAAGTTATTTCTCCAAACAAGTTATTAATGCCTGCATAAATTAATTGACTAGATGTTGTGTTAAGATCATCGTAAACATAATCTTCTACTAAACAATCCATAGATTCTAGTTTACCTGTATATCTAAAGAAACCATTTTCTGACATCCAATATGCAGCACCATCAACTTCTACAGCTGCATTCATTCCTATCAATCCACAGTTAGTTCCTACTTGTTCAAAAGCAAATGTAAAAGGCTGACCAACAAAACGCATAGTAAATAAAGATGTGTCAGACCAAATGTATATAGCATTTCTACCAAGTTTAGCTCCCATGATCCGTGATCCGGCGGCCAGTCTTTGTGTACCAGCAGTATTAGTTGCTGTTGGTATATATGTATTAATATCTTCTTGGTCCGAGAATCTTATAAACATATCATCTTGTGTAGCTTTATTACCAATTGTTGTTTCTGTTCCAAAAAATACTAAGTGACGATCGGGAGTAGATACTAACATATCTCTAGATGCAGTTGGTGCACCTGTTATTATTTGAGCTCTTTGTGAAGTAGCATTAGATGCATCACCGTCCCATGAAAAACATTCTCCGTTATGTATTAAAGCAATAAGAGTTGTACCTAAATTATCTAACGACCATAAACCAGGATCTGTAACTGAATCAGTATTTGCTGCCGGTGAGCCCCAACCAGTCCATGCCGTCGTATTAGTAACTGTAGCACCATTTGAGTGAGTAGTAGCTGTTGTACCTCTTGCTCCTCTTCCAATACCGGTTAATTTAGTACCGCTAATTCCTGTGTAAGATATTTCTTCACTACCTATTTGTACATGGTTAGTACCTGATGTAGGAAAACCAGTCACTGATGTTAGTGTAATTTCTGTAGGAGAACCATTATTTCCTCCAGTGGTTCCTGTTATAGCTCCATCTAAAGTACTGGTTGCAGTTCCTAAAACATTACCACCCCATAAAGAAATACCCCAACCATAAGCTCCAACTTGTTCTGATGGTCCTACATGATAGTATTGATAAAAAGTAATTCCTCCAGAAAGAGTTGCACCACTATCTGTTTCGTTTGATGGCATTGTAATTGTTATTTCTGTAGCAGAAACAACACTAGTCACCATAAATTTTTTATCTGCAAAATCAGATGCACCAAAATTAGAATTAGTTATAGTTGAAAAAGAAGCCGCATTACCAAATAAAATTATATCACCTGCTTGAAAAGTATGAGTTCCTGAAAATGTAATAGAAACAGTTGGTGATCCATTAGTGGTACTAAAACAATTTGTGATAGCCGTACCAGATGGATTTACTAAAGGGTGAATGTCATAAAATACACCACCTGAATATACATATAAAATTCTGTTAGTTCCTATCGCTGCAAATTTTGTAGAGGCTGAGTTAACAAAATGATGTAGACCTCTTGCTGAACCTGTTAGTTTGTTGACACCTAGCTGATTCCAACCACCTATTTTTTCAGGTGTACCATATCTAAAACGCACATTCTGCCCACCAGTCCATTGAGACTCAGCACCAGTAGATGTGACTTGTTTATTGAATCCAGGTAAAAAACCTAATTTTTGTAACATATGACTCCATTATAATACTATTTAGAAAAGCCTGGTAGACCTAACATAGGTCTTCCATCAAATCTATTTTTATCAGCAAATGGGCCATTTACATGATTATAATGTAAGAATACTTGACCGCAAATGTCGCCCTCAAATGGCTCTCGCCAATGTTCGAACTCACAGCCACTATATACTAGCATATCTCCTACTTCAAGCAATACCTTTTCACCCTTTGGCGAATCAGGTTTTACTATATTATTTTCTACATCTACAACAGTGTCAGCACCCGTGCCATCAATGTATATAGGCCAAGGATCACCACCTAAATTTAAAGTTGTAGATATTTCACAACTAGGTCTATCTTTGTGTCTTACTAAAACATCACCTTTTTTATAAGCTCTTGCGTATGAATACGTAGGTAATAAATCTAAATTTGTTTCTTGTTTCATTATAGGTAACATTTTAACCAATAGTGTTTCCATAACAGGATCAGCGTAATGTGAATAAGTATCAGCACATTGACTATCTCCTCTGACTCCATATAAGCCAGTTTCAGCTATAATGTTATTATCGTACATGTATAAAGCAGCGTCTCTTTTTAAGAGAAAATAATTAAATATAAAATTAGCTAATTCATATGATAAAGCTTTTCTAATTATGTGATATTTAAACACGGAAACCCTCCTGTACAAAGTTAAATGAGATTGATATTCTTATGTCTTCAGAAGTATTAGGTTGAACTTCATGCCATAACCAAGCAGGAAACATTATTATTCTACCGACTAAAGGTAACAAATGGCACTCGTTCCATAGATGCCTAGGTAGTTGTGTTTGTTTTTTGACAGGCGTAATCATTTGTACTCCTGGTCTTGGATCACTGCAAACTAAATTTCCAGATTTTTCATTTCCTTTTACATAATACACACCAGACCATAAAGCATTGGGATGTATATGAGGTTTGTTATAACCACCGGTAGGATTTAAGTTAGCCCAAATATTACCTAGTACAGGTTTTCTTTCTAAAAATTCTTCTTGATAAATTTCTTTTTGCATATTGTAAAGTTCTGTAATTAATGGATTAAATTCTTTTTGTGTGTCTTTTATATTATCAGAATGCCAACCATTTTTATTTGTTTTATTTACACCTTTATCTGTCTTACTCCAATTTATAATATAATTTGCTAGTAGATCATTATCTATTTTTATGTCTTTAGCATAAATAGTTGTTGGAAAAAATTGTTCTTTAATCATCTAAATGGTGTACCTCCAAACCAAACTACTAAAGATTTTCTAATTCCTTTAGTTACTGGTTTAACTCTGTGACGTAAAAAAGAAGCAAAGCAAATAGCATTTCCTTGAGTTAGGGGTCCAGACTTACCTTCATCTAATATTTCTAGATCACCTCCTTCAAACTCGCTTTCATGATTTAATAAAAGAGTCATAGATATTTTTCTAACAGGTGGTTGATGATGACCAACAATATCTGTATCCATGTGCCAATCATAAAAACCCCCAGTAGGGTATTCTGTATATTGTGCAGATTCAGTAATTCTAATATCGTCAAAACCAAAATGATTACGGTTAGCTTTTTGTATGAAAGTGTCTAATGCATCATATAACTGTGGAAGTTTTTTAGGTGGTATCCAAGATATGGTAGTAACTCTTTTTTTAGTGTCGTAATTTTTTTCTTCATTACCCATACCAATTAATGCTTTTTCAGGTTTTAAACTTCTTCCTGTATCCATAACTATTTTACATTGTTCTGCTGTAAGTAATGGATCCGTTGTTTTAATTACCCAAGTTTTCCATATAGGTTCTGTTATGACTTTGTTTTCGTACATTATACAACTCCTCTGCTTTTTACATTATTGTAAGCTACATCACAGTTAGCGGCTAAAGTTCGTCTAGTGTCTGGTCCAGTAAAAGGATAAACACAATGTCTCATATCATATGGAAAAATAAAAAAATCTCTTTCTTTAAGAATAGGTTCATAATCTATATGTGCAAACTGACCATTAGCAGCTCCTAATATTTGTAGTTTACCATTTTGAGGATTGTTAGGTGCTGATATTTCTTTACCAAAATCTTTAGGTAATTTTAAAATCATAACTGAAGATAAACCTGTTGATATATTTCCTGTGTGTATATGTACAGGATTATATTCATGTTCTTTCATTTCATTAACCCAAATTGATCTTAGTTCCATGTTAGCTTCTTTAACTGCACTAAGCTCTATGTATTTTTCCATAGCTGATTTAAAATAAACTAACACCTCTCTAGGTAAAAAATTATGTTTTTTCATCGATGTTTCATTTGCACCAGAATAAAATAAACTATGTTCTTTTTGAATTTTACCAACTAATTGTTCACTAGCACTTGGTAATTGATCAAACTTAGTTTCGTATACATGATTAATTGTGTGAAATAAATCTAAAGGAACTTGTAACTTTATTACAATCTGTCCTAAGTATATAAAATTATGCTTCATCTATATTTATTTCTTTATATGTTTTCGCTGCATCTAGTATAGTTTTTTTATCTTCATCTTTCAATACTTGTATTGGTATTTCTTCATAACCTAATTCTTCTGCAACCAAATATCTGTTGTTACCATATACAACTTTATATTTATCATTATCCTCTACTACTAACAAAGGGTTTATTATATAGCCTGTCTTTTCTATATGTTTCTTTATTTTTTTATAAAGATCAGACTTCCTTTGATTCTTTGGATTGTGCGCCAAGCTTCGATTCTGAAGATATAGCTTCTCTCTTTTGACTTTCAAGTTGTGCATTTTCTTTTTTAATACGTTCAATTGTTTTAAGTTGACCTATTACATTAAATACTTCAGGCTGACTTGATTGTGGACTTAGAGTATCTTTTCTATTTTCCATAACTTTGTGATAAGCATCTAATTGATGTGTATTAACATTTTGTTTGTCAAAACTACCATCATCATTTTCTACTTTTAATTTAGACCAAAGTTTAATTTCTCTCATTCTATCTCTAGCTACAAGTTCCATGTTAGCTCTAGAAAAATTTAATTCATCTAAATCAATTTTATATTTTTCTAAAGAATATTGTTTTTTAGAAAACCATTCATCAGTTGATAAATTATTAACATCTAGTTCAGCATCTTCTATTTCTTTTGACAAAAATTTAATTTTATCTTTTGTAAAACTAATTTTTGATTCGTTTCTTCTGTACTCAAAAGATAGTCTCATTATTTGTTCTAAATAAACATTTTGTTCTCTTACACATTGCCAATATTTAGAAGCTTTTGTTGGGTATCTTAAATCATTTAAAACAGAAAATCTCATTTCAGTTTCTGTTCTAAAAATTTGTTTTTTATTCCAAGTGTCTTTTAACTCAACTGTTAATTCTTTAAAGTCTTTAACGTCTTGGGGATCTAACATGTTGTGAAGATTGTTAGATTCGTTGTCTACTGCTTTTTGTATATCTCTTTTTACTGTCATAATATATTACCTTTCAAATAGTAATATATATAGTCTTATAATAAAGTCAATGATTAAGCTGGAGCAATAGTAACTGTGTCAGCTCCAAAATTGTATATTTGTGTTCCAGTCCAACCTTCGTCACCCGGTGAAGTAAATGCGGGCGCTGTTCCACCTGCATACCATGCAGCAGTATTTGAAGGTCCACTTCCATTTGATCCACCTTGAGTTTGAGCTGTGTTTAAAGGATTACCTGCAGTCCATGATGTACCATCCCATATTTCAGTAGCTGTATCTGGTGCTCCACCATAGTTTAATATTGCAGATGTGCTTGTACAAGCAATTCCTGAATTTGCTCTTCCAGCTACAGTTGTTGGATTTGTTGCAGTCCAAGCACTACCGTCCCATAAATAAGAAGTAGTGTAAGAAGTGTATCCACCACTATATGATCTACCAGCCCAAGCTAAAACATCACTATTACTTTTTCCAGCAGCTGAAATCCATAAACGTTCAACATTAGGGTTTGAAGTTCCTACAGTCCAAGAGCTACCATCCCAAGATTCTACTTGTGCTGTAATACTAATACTTTGTTGTCCAGCTATTGCTAAAGCAGATGTAGAAGTTCCGCCTCCACCAATATTATCTCTGGCACTATTTAAACTTGGAGTATTAGTCCAGTTAGTACCATCCCATTTTTCAGAAGCAGTAGTGTAGGGATCTAAGTAACCACCAAATATTAATGCAGCTGTTCCAGAAGTTCCTGCGCTTCCTAAACCTCTTCTTGTAGAATTAACTGTATTTGCTGTACTCCAAGCTGAACCATCAAAAGTTTCTGTGGAGTTTTGATTAGCTTGCCCTCCTGGAGTTAAAGTTATACCTGCAGCTACTACTCCATCATTAGAGCTTGACCCTGCTGAACCAACAGATTTTCTTCCGTTGTTCATAGTAGCGCTTGATGTTGTCCAAACACCATTGTAATAAATATTTCCTTTAAATTGAGCAGTAGTTGAGTTGTACCACAACTGACCTGCAACACTTACAGATGGATCACCTGCAATTGATTGAATTTTTATTCCGCCGATTTCTTTATAATCTGCCATATTATGTTGTTCCTAACGTTACTGTTGATGGACCAAAATTGTATATTTGTGTTCCAGTCCAACCTTCGTCCCCTGGTGAAGTAAATGCAGGAGCCGTTCCACCAGCATACCATGCTCCAGTTGTAGAAGGTCCACTTCCATTTGAACCAGCTCCAGTTTGAGCTGTGCTTAATGCATTGCCAGCTGTCCATGAAGTACCATCCCATATTTCAGTAGCTGTGTCTGGTGCTCCTCCATAAGATATTCCTGAACTTGTACTGTCACAAGAATTTCCTGAATTTGCTCTTCCAGGGTTTACTGTAGGATTTTTTGTAGTCCAAGAACTACCATCCCATAAATAACATGTTGTATAATAAGTATATCCTCCACTGTATGTTGCACCACCATACGCTAAAGCGTCTGAGTTACTTTTTCCAAAAGCATTAATCCATAAATGCTCTACTCCAGGAGTAGAAGTTCCTACAGTCCAAGAGCTACCATCCCAAGATTCTACTTGAGCTGTAACGGAAATACTTTGTTGTCCAGCTATTGCTAAAGCTGATGTTGAAGATCCAGTACCACCACCAGGAATGTTTCTAGCACTACTTAAAGCTGGTGTTGCTGTCCAGTTAGTACCATCCCATTTTTCAGAATTAGCTGTATAAGGATTTAAATAACCTCCGAATATTAATGCAGCTGTTCCAGAGACTCCAGCACTACCCATTGATCGTCTAGTTGAGTTAATATTGTTTGCTGTAGTCCAAGTAGTACCATTAAAAGTTTCTGTAGCATTTTGATTAGTTTGTTGGCCACTAGGCATTAAAGTTATTCCTCCGGCCACCTGTCCATCATTAGTTGATGATCCTGATGAACCAGCATTTTTTCTACCATTGTTCATCGTTGCGCTTGATGTTGACCAAACGCCATTGTAATAAAGTTCTCCCTTCGCTACATTTGAGACAGAGTTATACCACAGCTGACCCGTTTGTTTATTTGACGGATCTGCTCCAAGGTAATTAACTTTTCCTCCGTATATATCTCTATATGTTGCCACTTATTTTTACTCCTCCAATGTTATAGCAGCTGGTCGTTCTCTATACAAGTCAGACGTTTCATCTTTTCTAGGGTCGTCGTCTGGTATAGCATCCCATTCAGCTTGTGCATCGGCTACGTGCGCATCCACAAGAGCTTGGGCTTCAGCTAAAGTTTTTCTAACTCCAGCTACTCCAGCAATCCATCTATTAGCTCTTTGTGAGTTTGCATTTACTCTCCACAATCCAGCTGGAAAAGATAAAAGGTCAAGATGTGCCGAATCTTCATTCGTTATAAAACCCTTTCCCCAGTTAGTTGCGACGCAGTATTGATAATTTGCCATAGTTTGCTCCTCCTTAAGTCGTTGATAAAGTTTTTGTTTCTGGTGATCCTATTCCAGTTAATTCTTCTGTTGAATTTGTTCTTGCAGATGGTGAAGTTTTTCCACCAGAAGCTAATGCCGCAGTTCGCGATCCTGTGCCTCCGCCAGCAAGATTTGATCTAGCTGTAGATAGTGATGTCGTAGCAGACCACGAAGTACCATCCCATTTTTCACACGTTGAAACATAAGTTGTTGGTGAAGTACTTCCACCAATAAACACGGCTGATGAAGTAGGTCCTGATGCACTTGCTCCCCCGTATTTTCTAGCAGTATTTACCGGATTTAAAGCACTCCAAGATGTTCCATTGTAAGCTTGAGTATTAGCAATATAAGTTGCTGGACTTGCTTGCCCACCTGAAATTTGTATTGCGTCTGCCGATGATCCAACAGAAGCAGCAAAAGATGTGGCAGTTACTAAATTTCCACCTGCTGTCCAGCTGGTGCCATCATATTCAACAGTTGTAGATATATTTGTAGTACCATCTGGAGATCCTCCTGCTATAAATAAAGCAGTTTGAGGTCCTGTTCCAGTTCGATAATAAATACTCGTTCCTATGCTCGTAGCATTTGCCCAAGCTGATCCATCATATTCTTCCGTATCTTGACCATTTCCTCCCCTAGTACCTGCTGCAACAGCGGATGTTTGAGTTCCTCCTGAAGCTGCAACTGTTCTAGCAGTATTCATAGTAGCTGGAAGAGTTGTCCAACTAGAACCATCATATGATTCTGTTGTATTTAAAGCAGAAGTACCATCGCTACCGCCAAAGTATAAAGCAGCCGTTTGTGGACCACCTCCTCCGCCATCAGATTTTGATGCATTTAAATTTCCACCACTAGCCCAAGCGTCAGCTGTTGTAACTGCTTCTAATTTAAAAGCAGCCGTTGAAGTATCATACCAAATCTGACCTTTGATAGTTCCTGTGTTTGATGATTGGCTTTTAACAGCCGCTCCGTAAATTCCTCTATATTCAGACATTAGTTAGTCTGCAACAACCACCCTTGAGTAGCATCTACATAGACCAGTGTGTTCGCCGCTCTTTCTGTAGACACAGTCAAATCAGCTGTTGCCCCCTGTATTTTATGGCCATTTCTTGCAATGGTTAGATTATTAGTATCGAACGTGCCAGCATAGTCAACAAATGAAATAAAGTCACCAATTGAAGCTGATCCCGGAAGTGTTAAAGTAATTGCATTTGATGTAGTGTCAAGAAAATAACCTTCTCCTGCAGTTGCTGCTTTAGTAGCTGATGTAACAACAGCTTGCCAAGAAGCGCCACCGGCTACATCTGTAAAAGATAAATTACCTGATCCATCAGTTGTCATAACTTGATCAGCGTTTCCATCGGTAGCTGGTAGAGTTAAAGTTACATTTGATGATACTGTTGTTGGAGCTTGTAAAGCTACGTATTGTCCGCCAGCAGCATCTTGTAATCTTAAATCTCCTTGAGCAGCAATAGATAAATTACTACCATCCCAAGTTAAATTAGCAGAACCACCAAAGGCTCCTGAATTATTGAATTGAACTTGTGTGTCTGATCCACCTGGATTTGTTGCTGCACCAAAACCAACATCATAAACACCTGTGTTAGTTGCTACACCATCAAAATAAACTAGTTTCCAACCTTTATCATCTGTTGCCCAAGTAACTGTTGCACCTGAACCTGAAGCTGCTTTTAGTTGTACTGTATAAGCACCTGATGTGCTGTTTTTTATTAAATAAAAATTTTCTGTAAGAACTGGAAAAGTTACAACTTTGTTGCCAGTAATTGCCTCAGGAGATTCTGCACCAAAAATAATAACTCTAGTTGCAACTGTAGCACCTGTAGAACCATCTGCTTTAGCTAAAGTTGTAGTACTTGCTCCTGAACCACTTGGTGAGCCAGAATTTAAAGTTTGTACTTTATACCCACCAGATACTTGTTCAAATATTTGTAAATTTGTATTTGTTTTTGTTCCCCATGTACCCGCGTTTTCACCGGTTACCATTAACTCTACGCCGAGAGGTGTATATGATGATGCCATTGTTTATTCTCCTAATTGTTGTTATTTATACTTGTTATATAGTTTTAAGTCAAACATAATTATACCGGATTTATTTTAGTATATCCTGTGCTAGTTTTAGGCACTATTCTTGCGTATGTGCCTGGGAATGAAATTCCTGCAGTACCTAAAGTAACTGTAGCAGATAAGCCAAGACCCACTAAAGATGCGTTTGTTTGTTGTACTGTTGTTACTGTTCCTAAAGCTGAAGTTAATGATTGACCTGAAAGAGTAGCTACTGTTACTGGTAAAGCTTCTACAGTTCCTAAACTTGCAGTTAAGCCTGTCGGAGCAGGTAAAATATGTACTGGATCAGAGGTAATAGCAACAGTTCCTAAATTAGCTGAAAGTGAGAATCCAGTTAAACCTACTGCATCCTGTGTTGTTGCTGTTCCTAATGTTGATGTTAAAGAGAATGCTGGTAATCCTACAGAATGATCTCCTGGAACTAATAAACCTTCGGTAGATATTAAACCTAAACCTGTTAAAGTAATTGTAGCATCAGTAGAAACATCTGCAAAAGAATTTACAGTTGATGTTAAAGAGAATCCTGATAAGCCAACAACATCTTCAGCTACAACAGTTCCAAGAGAACTAGTAAGTGAAAATCCAGTTAAACTAAATTGAGCTGCCTCTACAGAACCCCAACCATTTTGACCCCAATTTAATGTACCCCAACCTGGTTTTACTGCAGGAGTTAAACTTCCAACAGAAGCTGTTAAAGTTGGTAATGCTGTTAAAGCTAGTTTAGTTTCTGCACCACCCCAACCTTCAAATCCCCAAGTATCTGCACCCCAACCTGTTTCATTAAATGCAGAAGGAGTTCCTAAAGTTGTTGTTGCTGATTGACCTGTAAGAGTAATTACTACATCATCTTGACTACTCCAAGTATTTTGTCCCCATTGCAACACACCCCAAGTATCTGCATCTACAGTATTTGCTTGACCACCCATTCCTGAGTGAATTGAACAATAATAATAAAGTTGTGGTGCACTGTCTGCTACAACTATTGTAGTTTGAGTTGAACTATTGTGAGTTACGCCAGTAGTGTATTCAGTTCCTCCGCTATGTGTACCATCTGAAGTAGTTGAAAATCTAAAAGGGTGAGCTGAAGGATAATTAAATACGTAAGTGTAACCTTCTGCAAGATTTATAGTGGCTTGTAAAACACCATCTATATAATATTTATTACCAGAGCCAGGGTTGGCTACCGTTACTGTAAATGTTCGGATTGCCGACATAAGGACTTACTCCCTATGCTATCTGAATGATTGCGTTGCCTGCTGTTTGAGCTGGAAATTGTATAGTAAAAGTTCCACTTGTTACAGTTTTGTTTGAACCAAAGTTAATAGCACATACTGCTCTGTTAGCAGTAAAACCTGTAGCTGAAGTTGAATTATATATTAAACATCCTCTTGCTGTAAAAGAAGCTGATGATCCCCAACTTGTGTCATTAAATTTTACACATGCTGTATCTCCAGATAAAACTGGATCAGCACTAGCTACTAAAGTATTTCCACCTGTAGAATATCCAGTTGAAGTTGAACTAACTTCATAAGTGTTAGTTGGATCTGCTGTGCCATCTGCTGGTGCAGTGTAAGCTGTAGTTGATTTACTTAATGTTGCTGACTCTGTATATAAAGATATTTTAAAAGTATTACCTGTTGGAGCTCCACTTGAGTCGTTAAAGTTATGTCCGCCTTGTAATATCTCTGTTTTAAAGCTGTTACATATTGCCGATGTTATTGCCATAATTTTTTTCTCCTATTACTGAGGCGCTGACTCGATTGGTAGTCTTATTGTTCCATCCGTGTAATCGTCTCTTCTTCTTCTTCCAATTTGCATCGCTGCAAACTTTTGTAGTTCGTTTTTATATCGATTTTCATATAGTGTCAACAAATCATTTGGACCTTTTAAAAACATAAAAGCTTCTACTAAACAAGCATATAATAACCCTTGAGGAAAGTAATTACTAATGTACGTTCCAGCAGTATTAGTTTCTAAACCAGTTGGTACAGCATTATAATGAATAATATATTGATAGTTTTGATCTGGTGTAGGACCTACATATATCGCTCCTGATGTAGCTGTGTTAGTTCCAGTAGTAGCACCACCAAACATAGCATAATATTTAGGTAATCCTTTTACATTTTGACCTGTTTGTCCTCCTTCAGGTCCTGTTGCTTCACCTATATATTCAGATATAAAAGTTTGATCTCGTCTTTCTAACCAAACTCCTTGTTCTGTAACAGCTGTTGTTGAATTAAAAACTTGTATACCTCTTACAAATAAAGTTCCTTTAGGCATTGTAATAGTATTAAAATTTGCTGCAAATTGTGCTTGTGCTTGAATTCTGTCAGAATCCATAGGACAATCTAAATTAATTCTACGTTCTGCATTTTCTAAAAATCTATTTATAACAGCAGCAGTAAATACGTTAGAATCTACTTCCGTATAATTTCTAATATCATCTGTTAAATTTGCGTATGTATATCCAGCCATAATTAAGCTCTATCATTTAACGGTCCAATTGTACACTGAAAACCGC